TTGGTCTCGAAAGAAATGCGAAGGATCGTTCTTATCGGTAAGCACTAGTCCGCCTTCGTGTGCTTGAACTTACCCTTGATGTTCGCATGGTAATGCTTACCCTTGGACTCAGCCGCCATAAAGGCTGAATGGTCCTCTGGTGAGCACTCATCATGGTGATAGACTGCACCGCCCTTGAACTCTACGGAGAGGCGCTTAGCCTCTGGATCATAGCCCACAGACACGATATTGGAACTGTCAACAGGAGTGCGGTTGTGGGTCAAGCGGTAGCTCCTTCTGGAATAGACTCTTGCGAGAGCGCCAAGGCCAGATTGTTCAGAGAACTAACAAATTGCTCTTTGTAAAGGTTGTCAAGGATCGATTCTCTTGACAGTGCAAAGCCCAGTTCCCAATTCTTGGACTTACTGACGCCTGTTACGATGAGCCCATCGGTTGTGTAGTCGATACTTATGCTGAATTCTAAGTCTGGAAACTTTCCAGCTTTCGCCCATAAGGCAGGCAGTAGCAAATCGCGGACGCTGGCCAATGATGGTCCTGGGCTTGCATTAACGGAACTGTCAACAGGAGTGCGGTTGTGGGTCATGACACCAATTTATCCGCGTGGATCCTAGCAAAATATGGAACTTTTGTACCGACCCTAAGCTCCATCGTTACTCCAACAGGCTTATCCTTAGCAATCCCAATAGGCCACGCTTTCGACAACACCCTAGCAACTGACTCTGCAACTTCCGTTTCTGAACGAGGGTGCTCTGAGACAACTTGAATATCATCTAACTGAACATTGACACTCACTTCGCAACTCCCTTAGCTTTAGTCTTAGCAGCCTGAGCCGCCAATGCCTTCTGATGCGAACGGTCCAGCAACCCCTGGATCAACTCATGCCTTTGGGCTAAGCCCTGACCCATCATATCGTGCTGCCGATCCATGACGCCTTGCTGCGCCTCGTGGTTCTGGTCCAGGTTCTGCCCAACCATGTCGTGATATCGGTCAACCCCGCTTTGCTGGGCCTCATGCTGCTGGCCAAATGCCTGGGTCGTCAGGTCATGCTGCCTATCGAGAACGCCTTGTTGAGCCTCATGCTGCTGATCCAGACCCTGAGTAACCATACTGTGCTGGCGGTCCTCAGCAGCCTTACGGAAGTTCGCATGATGCCCCATATGAGCTAAGGCAACCTTGCTCTGTCTGTCCGAAGTCTTGTGACCGTGCTCCATCTGAAGCTTCTTAGCAGCCATTTCCTGGTCTGATTTGTGGATGATCATCTCGCGCGCTACGCCCAGCGAGGCGATCTTCTCGCGGGAATCCAGCTCCTTCTGCTTGGACTGGATCGTGACGCCCAAGTTAGCCGCCTTGATCTTGGCCTCTTCAGCCTTGGTCTGAGCATCCTGCAACCGAGCCTGAGCCGCAATGATGGTGGCCTGAGCCGCTAAGGCCTCTGGTGCGGGGGCAGGCGGCGGCGCATTCGGATCAGCCTTCTTGAAGAAGCTGTCAGTGTCGTCATAGCCCATGGTCGTAATGGCGCGGCTATCAACCTTGTCCATATCCAGGTTCTGGTTGGTCTGAGCCATCTGCCTGAGTGCCACGATCTTCATGTAGCGCTCAGTTTGCGAGGACGTGTTGGGGTCAGCTCTAGGCACCAGCTCGCAATCTGCCAGGGCCGTCAGGAAGAGATCACGATGGCGCTTCTCAGCTGCCTTTGTCTCATCCTCTTGCTGCTGCACAGGCGTACCAGCCTCAGCGATCAGCATCTTGAGCACCTGAGACTTCTTGTTGTGTCGCCAGAGCGCCTCAGGGTCTTCCATCAGCAGCGACTTGAGCATATCAAACTCTTGGCTCTGAGCCTGATGAAGCCGCTTGTGGACAGCGGACATGAGCTTAGTCGCCTGTTCGATAAGGGCGAGTGTGGTGCCAACTGGGGCGTCCTGCTTACCCTCACCCACCTGCGTCTCGGCTGTGCCGCCAACCCGCTGGGCTGTGGTGACCACATTCTCGATCAACTGGATGAACACCGCCGAAGGGTCTTTGTAAGGCAACGGCATGACAGAGGCACGGATATCATTACCCACTGTGTCGATCGGCATACCACCACCAGGCGGAATGCGGAACTGGTTGGTCATCTGCCGAGCGAGCTGCTTCAGGTAGAGGAAGCCGGGGAAGTTGGCGAACATGCCTGCATCGAGCATCAAGCGCCAGGCCGCAGTGACAGCCTTGGTGGCATTGCCGAGGATGTTGAGCAGACCAATGCCGTAGAAGCCTAGGCCAGGGATGAAGCAGTAGGCAATGATCCTGTTACGCGGCATGCAGAATTCGTCATCTTCCTCCCAATTCCTTCTTATCTCCAGTACGCGTCTGGCTTCCTTGTCGATGACGACCTTGAAGGGCAATGGTAAGCCTGTGAGCTCGCCGTCCATTTCATGCTCGAAACCGGGGACCTCGATCTCGCAGTAGCACTCGTAGAGCTCACGATCCTGGTCGGAGTACTCAACAGTAGTGGCTGGGGCAATGCCTTGCACCTGGTCGATCTTGGCATCAACCGGGTTCTTGATTGGGTTAAGGCTAGGTAGAGGTAGGTCAATATTGCGGTAAGCGCCCAGCAGCTGCATGCGCTTGAGCGTGGAAGGCTTCATCATGATGCGATGGGTGACGCGCCCAGCACCATCAATGTTGGTGGCTGAGTTGGAGACGATCAAGTCCTTCGCATCAATGGAGGCAATGACCGGGCGGCGCTTGATGGGGTCGTGGTAACCCTTCTTGAAGCTGATGCCGCTGAAGCCAAGCAAGAGCAGCATTCTGTCAGTGTCTGGGTAGTACTCCTTAGCCGTCTTGGTCAGGTAATGATTCATGTCCTTTTCAAGGGCATTGGCCAGCTTGTCTGCTAAGGCGTTGCCTTCACCATCGTTGCGAACCTTGACAGGGCCATCTGATGGGAGAAGTTCGCCTAGGGCATTGGCCTGGAAGCGCAGGACAGCTTCAAGGAGGAGAGGATGATCGACTGTGGATGTGCCCTCAGCAGGCGTGGCGCCTGAGGCTGCGGCACCGCGTGGGGTCTTGGCTTCTAAGCCTAGGAGGGAGATGCCTGAGGCTGCATTCTCCAGCCATTGCGCGCGGGAGCTTTCATCCTGCTCGATGCCCATGAGCAGGCGCTCAGAAATAGCACTGAGCTCAGCTTCGGTCAGGTGCTCGGCAAGGTTGTCGCCGAAGTCACTGTCCTTCTTGGGTTCTTGTGGCGGTCCGAAGCTGACCTGGACTATGCCATCTGGCAGCTCGACCTGAGTGGTGCCTGTATCAGCATCGAAAGCTGGAACAGGCTTGCCATCCATTGTGACAATGACATTCGCCCCAAGCTCAGGTTGAGGAGCTGGGGTGCGGTAGGTCTGCTCGATGTCTAGGGGATAGACGTTGGCCATTAAGCCGCAGCGTCCTGAGTGTCCTTGCTGCCTTTAGCAAGCTCAACCGCATACAGAATATCGCGGGCCTTGGAAAAATAGACTGCTGATAAGGGATAGACAGACCCTAGCAATTGGTCCACGCAGATAGCGTCGCCTCCTTCCAGCCTGACAATTGGAGCAACCATTCCAGGCGGAGCAACCAAGCAGTCTTGCTGATCTATATAGCGCTGGGCTACTAGAACAGAAGCCAACTTGCGAACCTCTGCAAACTGTGGGTTGGCATCTAGATACGCCTGCCAGTCTGCAAACACTGCTTGACGCCACGCAACCACCAATAAGTTAACTGCGCGCTTGCCTTCAGTCTCATGAGTTGGTGGCTCATCCAACTGCGCTGCAAGCTCTCTTGCATGCTTGAGCAACTCTGAATAAGCTGTCTGATAATCCAAAACTTATTCCTGAATCTTTTTATGATGGCTTCGTCAAATACGGCATTATGCTCTAATTACGGAATTACGCGATCTGGCACTCCGATCTTCTAATTAGCGCAAACCGTAATCTCTTGCATCAAAATCATGACGTGTTTTAGGGAGCAGCGCCTCGACTGTTTTGCGTGCTCGGAAAGCTGCAAGATGCCAAACTAAGGCTGCTCGTTCAGCAGGCGTCAGGTTCAATTCAGCGAATGCTTCATCAAAGGTTCGCATGGGCTGCTGAATGTCAGGGGCTGGCATTCTAATGCCTTTCAGAGACGCTACCGCACGCGTCGGGCGATTAAATACGGCCGCGCGTCGAGGGTCCGTCTAAGGGGCAAGCATACGCCTATCAAGGGCAATAGACAAGTTCTAGTAGTGGTGCTTAAAAGTTATCGAGCAGCTTGAAGGCTCTGATAATACCAGCAGTGAAGAAAACCAAGCCCCAGCGCCCAATCAAGCTCACCACGTTGCTTCATCATCCAAAGCCACAATGCGCGACCAGACCTTCCATTCCCATCTGTAAATGGATGAAGTGTTTCGTACCACTCGTGAATTTCGTATGGTTGCTGACCAGACACAACTTCGGACCGCTCCAGTAAATTTTCTAACTGTACCTCAATCTCTGGCCCACCTAGAGGCGCAATATGCTCTCCAACACGAACGTTGAGGCCCGCATTACGACGCAACACAGCACCAGGCTGAACCAACTTAACGAAGCGTTCCAAATCACCTAGGCGAACAACCGCAAGGCTTAACAACCAATCGTGTGCCATAAGTTCATCAGGAGTCGGCAGGCGACGAATTCCCTCAATCTTATTGCTCTCAACGATAAAGCTCGGGGCTATCATTTCTTAATTTTCTTCCTCATCCTCTACGCCCACAGGCTGCTGCCTCACTGCCAGCTTATTTCCCGGAATTGCGGATTTGGCAAACACACTCACCACTCCCGGAATATTCTGAGCAGCCGCCTCAGCCTCATTCCCTGTCAATGCTGAAACCTCGACCCAGCCCTCTGTGATCTGAATAACTCGAACGCGCCAAGGGGTGGGGCGAGACATCTTAGATAAGCCCTCGCA